CTGCTGCTGCGGAACCAAGCTGAAGAGCTTGGCTGTGTCCTCAGCAAGAGTGAAGCAGCTCACTACTTGGCGCAGGCCACTGGTCGCAACGTTGGCATCCCTGAGCCAAAGCAAGGTGGGCAGAAACTTGATGTATCGCCTGTCCCTTGGCTGTGGGAAGGGGTCATCATGCGTGGCCGTCAGAACTTGGTGGTGGCACCACCCAAGGTGGGCAAATCAGCCCTGATGACGGCGATGGCCGCTGCTGAGCTGCGTGGTGATAGTGAGTTCCTTGGCATCCCCATCCACGGGCAGATCAACAAGTTGATCATCGTTGGCACGGACCAAAACGTTTCCGACTGGTGGGTGCTGTTTGAGCGTGAGGGCCTAGGCACCCAGGGCGTTGATGAAAACGGTGAATGTTTCCACGAGCTGGCGGAAGGCGTCATTCTTTGGAGCCTTGAGGATGCAGTGCAGCTCAACGACAACGGCCTTGACGCTATTGCTGCCATGGCGTCCAAGCATCCGGGCTCACTGGTGCTGGTGGACACGTACCACGCTTGCGTTGGCCAGCTTGGGATTGAAGAAGCCAGCAGTGATTTTGACATCCCAGCCCGCAAGCTTGAGGTCGTGCTGTCTGGCACTGGCAGCACCACGGTCCTAGTTCACCACACCAATAAGTCGGTGTCTGGTGGCAATGCCATCACAGCCAGCCGGGGGAGTAACAGCCTTGCAGGTGCTGTGAGCTGGTCTGTGCTGTTGAACTGGCTGAAGGTGCCCGTTGAGGGGCAGATGCAAACCGATCACCGCATTGCTGTGAAGCCGATGGGCAGGAGCAAGGCCACCAACTTGGTGGTTGAGCTGACTGACGATGGTTGGGTCAGCCATGGCGATGGTGACGATGCCATTGCAGCTGAGGCCCGTGCCCAGGTGGAGGAGTCGCTTCAGGGCCGTCAGGAATCTGCTTATGACCACTGCTGCCAGCTGTGGGAAAACAGGGTCCATACAACCGCTGCTGAGATCGCCAGCCAGTGCAACATCAGCAGGCAGAAAGCACTCCGCACTCTGAAGGCTTTGGCCACCAAGGGGCTGATCGTGCAGGACGGTGAGTTGCCCCCTGACACTGCTGGGCGGCCTGCTGCTTTGTATCGCCCTGTATTTGACACCCCCAATGACCCATCCAAAAAAACAGGGGGTCAAAAGGGTCAAACGTGTCAAATCCAAGAATCAGCAGCTGATGAGCAAGGCCCTGGGGGTCAAAGGGGTCAAATACCGCCAGCACTGGGATCTGATGCCTCGCGCGCACACATAAAAAGGGATTTGACACATAAAACACACTTGACCCCCTCTGACGGTGGAGGGGTGCCTGAGGGTGTCTTATTGCCGGTGCCTGGTGGAACGGTTGATTGGCGACTCTTGGAAGAACGGTTGGCTTGTGCGTGATGGGTCCAATCCCAACCGGATGGTGATTGCCAAGCTTGGGAACGAGATGCTGACCATGAGCAATCAGCGTTGGGGTGTGGACATCCGTGAAAACAAGGGCAGCGTCTTCGCTGCGCCAGCAGCAGAAGACGATGAATGGTGATGCGTGTTCTTGTTGCTTGTGAGTACAGCGGCAGGGTGCGTGATGCCTTCCGCAGTCATGGCCACGATGCCTGGTCTTGCGATTTGCTTGAGTGCGAAGGAGATCCGCAGTGGCACCACCAAGGCCCAGTTGAAGATTTGCTTGGTGACGGCTGGGACTTGATGGTTGCTCATCCGCCTTGCACCCACTTGGCAGTTAGCGGCAGCAAGCACTTCGCTGAAAAAATTGCTGATGGCAGGCAGAAGGCAGCACTTGATTTCGTGAGGCTGCTTATGGATGCACCGATTGATCGCTGGTGCATTGAGAATCCTGTGAGCATCATCAGCTCAGCAATCAGGCCACCAGATCAGACCATCCAGCCTTGGGAGTTTGGTCACCAACACCAGAAGACGACTTGCCTATGGCTCAAGAATCTGCCACGCCTGAGGGCGACAAACGTTGTGGAAAGAGGTGAATTTGTGGTTACGGCTGGCGGTAACAAGTTGCCAGCCTGGTACTCAATCCCGCCTAGGCCAAACCGCTGGAAAGAACGCAGCAGAACGTTTCAGGGGATTGCGGATGCCATGGGCCAGCAATGGGGGAACAAGCCTTTGCCGTTGGTGGCGGATCAGCTTGGCTTGCCATTTGCTTGATGGCATGCCATGATATGTTCATCACCCGGCGACGGGACACGCCCCGCTCACTGAGCGGTTTTTAAAAATGAAGATCCTTTCTTCAACTGGTACACCTTTTACCCAGGCTGAACTTGAGGCAGCTTTTGACAAGGTTGCGGACCCTGCCGACTGGAAGAACCCCATCTACAAGGTGGTTCACCGTGACGACGTTCATGTGTCTGTGTGCGCTGTTCGCCACTTCACTGCTGCTTCTGTTGAGGTGATTGATATGTGGGGAGACAAGTTCATTGTCAGCTCACCCGGTTACCGCATGGGACCGGCAGGGGATTGCTGAATTTCAGCCAATGGCTTGCCATCTACACGGTGGCATGCCATAATCTAATCAACGGGGCGGGAGCCCCACACACACAGAACCATGCACGACGACACCATCAGGGCACTGCAGCAGTTGGCTGAGGCCCTGATCGCCAACCCCGCAGACGTCAAAGAGCTGCAGGTTTACGGAGAGCTGCCTGACCATTTGGCAGATGCCCTTCATGACTTCACCGAAGATCACATGGGATTTGAAGATTGATGGCTTGCCAATATGCCAATGGCATGCCATAATAAGTTCAAGAAAGGCAGGGATGCCAACTCACATGATCAACCTTTTCAACATCATCGAAACCATCGAAGCTGAACTGGGTGGTGAACTCACCGCCATTCAGCAGTACAAAATCAAGCAGCAAGCCAAAACCTTCATCGCTCAAGGCATCACCAACGAAGACGACCTGACTGGTGAAGTTGCTTTCTGGTTTGCTGCCAACGGCATCTGCTGATCCACACCACACCGAGAGGTACACACACCATGGACAATCACAACTACATGCTCAGCCTTTTCGAGTCGTTCCAAAAGCATCAAGATGAGCTTGAAGCCACCAACCTTCTGAAGCTTCAAGCCATGGAACCTCAATCCCGCTACTACGTTGAAGCCTCGCTTGACGGCAGGCTTGAGTGGACTGAATGGGCCTACACAACCCATGAGCGTGATCAGCTGATACAAGACGCCAAGGACTGCGGCTTTTCGTACACCGTTGAGGAGCACAAGTGATCATCAGTCGGGGAGCCTGATGCCTGCCATCCCCATGCAGGCTGAAAGCTATACAAGACCTTGGGTGCAGCAAGGAAAGGCAGGGCGCCTGTGTGTGGCGATCTATCCCCCGACTTCAAACATGGACCAACACCTTCGGACACAGCAACATCTGAACAACCTTCAAGCCTTCTTGGACTATGAGCAGCGCCTCAGAGATGCCTATGCCAAATGCCAAGATCCGCAACCTCGACGACGGTTGTGTTCAGATAACGATCGGCAACATCAGCGGAACCGTAAGTTCACACCACCTAGTTGAACCGAAGCTTCGTCAACTACGGCTACTCTGGAAAGCGAATCCAGATAACTGGCAGTGACAATCGCATCAGACAAAATCGTCCAGCGTGAAACTGAAGTTCTCAAGCCATACGAAAACAATCCACGGCAACATTCAGAAGCACAGCTTGATCGTCTTGTCCGATCAATCAAGGAGTTCGGTTTCACAAACCCAATCCTTATTGACGATGACTGCAATGTGATCGCAGGCCATGGCCGCCTGCTGGCTGCTGAGCTGATGGGTCTAGCCCAAGTGCCGACCATCACGCTTGGCCACCTCACAGCTGAACAGCGACGTGCCTACGTCATTGCTGATAACCAGCTGGCACTCAACAGCACTTGGGATGACGACGTGCTGCAGGCTGAACTGCAGGCCCTGGGTGAAGCTGGCTTTGACTTGACCCTGCTGGGCTGGGGTGATGACCTGCCCACCTTTGGTGAGGACATTGACCTGTCGGCACTGGACGACATGGACGATGACCCCACAGCAGAGCTGGCTGATGGCGTCATGAAAGCCATCCAGATTGAGTTTCGCCCTGAGGACTACGAAGAAGCCAAGGCCCTAGTGGAAGCAGCTCGCAAGCGTGGTGAGTACGTGGGGATGAAGCTGATTGAGGCTTTGGCTGCATGATCGACTATCAGATCGCAATCCCCAGCTACAAGCGGCCAACGCGTCTGATCACTGAAACGCTCACAACCCTGAAGCGCACCAACGCTGATTTCAGCCGTGTCACTGTCTTCGTGGCTGACAGCAATGAGAAGCACCTGTATGACACCGCTCTGCAAGCGATTGGCCTTGGCGTCAAGGTTGTCATCAGCCAGCCAGGGCTGATCAACTCCCGCATCTGGTACAACCTGCACTACTACAAACCCGGCACACGCATCCTCAACTTGGATGACGACATTGCTGGGCTGTACGTCAAAGATGGCAACGCCTTGAAGGCGTACACCGGCGACCTTGACCGCCTGGTGTCCAAAGGCTTCCAGGTCTGCCAAAACACTGGAGCAAGGCTCTGGGGAATCAATCCTGTGGCTAATGGCATGTTCCTTAAGCCCACCATCACCGTTGGCCTGCGGTACATCTGTGGCATCTTCCACGGCACGTTTGCGGGTGATCCAGCTATGTGCGGTGATGACCGTCCACGCCAGTCATCTGGTGAAGACTTTGAGCTGACCCTGAGATCCTTCAAGCGTTACAAGGGTGTTGTCCGCATTGATGGGTACTGCCCCAAGACCAAGTACTTCGCTGAAGGTGGGATCCAGGCTGAACTTGGTGGCAAGGACAAACGTGCGAAAGACCACGAGGCTCAGCTGCAGCAGATCGTTAACCGTTTCCCCGGCATCAGCAAGCTGTACACCAAGTCCGGCGACGTGCCCAACATCAAGCTCAAAACAGTCACCCACGGAAAGCTCCAGTGGATATGAAGCTGCCAGTCCTGACCCTTCAGCCAAAGGCACCCAAGCTCAAGATCGGGGACACCTGCCCAACGCTGCAGCCCAACGTCACAGAGTCCTGCATCCTTGCTGACCCTGATGGCACCCGGGTGGGCTTGTTTATCAAGCAACTGCCTGATGACCTGCGGAACCTGATCAACATTGCTGACCACGAGGTCAACTCAACCAGGGTGCCCAAAACGATGATGGACCGTAAGCGTCCATTGCCACCAGGCCCCAACGGCAAGAAGCGTTACCTAGTGATCTCCCAGTACTCAGCCATCCTTGGCAGTGTGCCGCCCAAGCCGCATATGCGACGGGCATACGGCACACGGTCCTCTGTCCACAGCAGCAAGACCGCTGGCACCTTTGTCAAAGCCATGCACAAGGCAGGCATCACCGCCTATCAGCTTGTGCAGGAGCTGGCACCTGAAGTCACCCAGCTGCACAGCAGCAAGGTCCAAGCCCGTGTTCCTGAGAAGTGGCGCTTTGCAAAGCACTTCAGCAGCACCATCAGCAACTGCAACATCGCAGCACCAATCCACCAAGACCACGCCAACGTCAAAGGCGCCATCAACATCATCATCACCAAGCGCCGGAACAGCACTGGCGGAAACTTGCATGTCCCCGACTACGACGCCACCTTTGACCAAACGGATGGCTCGATGCTTGTCTATCCGGCATGGAGGAACTGTCACGGTGTGACGCCAATAGTTCCCACGCATCAAGGCGGCTATCGCAACTCACACGTCTGGTACGCCCTGGATTCGTTTGCATCATTAGGCTGAAACCATGGACAAGAATCCACGCTGCACGAAAGCAGAAAAAGAGTTTCGGACAGCAAGGTTTGCCCGAATGATGGCCAATGGCGCAACACGTTCAGATCTTTTGCAATACGCCGCAAGTGAATGGGGGCTGAAGCAAAGGCAAAGCGATGAATACATTGCCCTAGCCACAAAGCGCCTTGAAGAAGATTTCAACTTGGATCGCCAAGCTTTTGCCGCAATACTTTTGTCCCAGCTGAACGTCGTCCACAAGAAGGGCATGGAACAGTCCAACCTCCAAGCTGTGTTGGGCTGCATCAACACCGCTGCCAAGATCGCCAAGCTGTATGACTGATGGGTGTTCTGTCCACGATCCCAAGGGGCAACATCCTTCAACGGCTTGGTGCTGAGGACAGCCAGATTGATGTCGATCGGCTGCTGCAGCAGGTAAGGGCTGACCTACACCCTGGCCAGCTGGCCTTCGTTGAAGACGAACAGACCCAGATCATCGGGTTGTCTGCTGGCTACGGCGCTGGCAAGACCAGGGCACTGGCAGCCAAGACCCTGCACCTTGCCGCTGCCAATCAGGGTTTCATTGGCTGCGTGATGGAGCCGACTGGCCCATTGGTCAGGGACATTTGGCAAAACGACTTTGAGGGCTTCCCT